ACCAAAGCCAACTGCGGTACAAAACGGTAACTCAGGCCCAGTCAAAGCAAAAGACGGCGGTTTAGGTAACCAAGGCGCATCTGCAAAAGATCATACACCAACTGACAATATTAAAGTAGAGCCTAAAAAGGTTTAATTTTAAGTTATTAGGAGATTATAGTGCGTAAGTTATATGAATTCATGAGCCCTACTGCTAGTAAGATCGAATTACTAGAGTCTAAAGACGGTAAAGAATTATTTATGGCTGGATTATTCATTGAAGGGGATGTACAAAACCAAAACGGCAGAGTATACCCCAAGGATGAGATTCAACGTGCTGTTGAAAGCGTTAACAGTAGGCTTTCAGAAGGCGAAACTGTGATGGGAGAGTTAGATCACCCTGAAGAGTTGCAGATAAACTTAGATAGAGTCAGCCACATTATTACTGAAATGCATTGTGATGGCTCTAATGGGCTAGGTAAGTTGAAAATTATTGATACTCCAATGGGTAACATTGCGAGATCATTATTAAAAGGTGGCGCAAAATTAGGTGTAAGCAGCAGAGGAAGCGGTAATGTTAATGAATCAGGTCGTGTAAGCGATTTTGATATAATTACTGTGGATATTGTTGCTCAGCCAAGTGCCCCAAATGCATATCCAAAGACAATATACGAGTCTTTGTTTAACATGAAAGGTGGTAGCATGGTACATGCTATTGCTGAAGACTATACACACACCAAAAGTAGTGTAGCTGAAAAGCATTTAAGTAAACAGATCGTTAATTTTATTAACGAATTAAACAAGAGGTAGGAGACTACTATGGCAGTAAACTTTAAAGACCTTATCGAATCGAGCGAGCTTAATGAAGAAGCCCGTTCAAGTATTCTAGAGGCCTGGGAAAGTCGTCTTGCCGAAGCTCGTGAGGAACTTGCATCTGAACTACGTGAAGAATTTGCTCAACGTTATGAACATGACAAAGGACTTATTGTAGAAGCTGTAGATACATTTATCAAAGAAAGAGTTGAATCAGAGATGGTTGAACTTGCTGAAGATAAAAAAGCAGTTGCAGCAGAGAGAGTTACTTACAAAAAAGCTGTTAGTGAACACGCTAAAAAACTAGATAAGTTTGTAGCAGAACAACTTGCTAAAGAAGTCAAGGAATTACGTGACGAAAGAGCAGGTGTACAACAACATGTGTCAAAATTAGACGATTTTGTTGTTGAACAATTGTCAACAGAACTCAAAGAGTTCCATGAAGACAAGCAAGAACTTGTAGAGAAAAAAGTCAAAATGGTAGCAGAAGGCAAAAAACAACTTGCAGAAGCTAAAAAAGACTTTATTAAACGTGCAGCTGACAAAGTTGAAACTGTTGTTAACACTGTCGTTCGCGAGAATGTACAGCAGTTTAAAGACGACATCACAGCAGCAAGAGAAAACGATTTCGGTCGTAGAATTTTTGAAACATTTGCTAATGAATATCGCTCAAGTTATTTGAACGAAAGCTCAGCAGTGAAAGATTTAGAAAAATCTCTTTTTGCAATGAAAAAGGAACTTGCAGAAAGCAAGCAAGCAGTGGAAGACGCAATTTCCACTAGCAAGTTAGTAGAAAGCAAGCTAAGAGTAGCAGAGGACAAGTATGACCGTAAGGAAACACTTGATACTTTGTTAAAGCCTTTAGCAAAAAGCAAAAGAGATATTATGGTAGATTTATTAGAAAGTGTAAAGACAAGCAACTTAGAGAAGCAATTCAATAAGTATCTTCCTTCAGTACTTGATAGTGCAGCACCAATAGCAGATCGTAAGCCATTAAAAGAATCAGTGACATCAGAACACACTGGTAATAAAACAGTTCAGCCTTCCAGTGAAGATGTTGAACAGGAAGTGATTGAAATCAATCACATCCGTAAATTAGCCGGACTTTCAAACAAATAATAGGAGTTTTAGAAATGTCAAATTTATTTGAAAGCAATTGGTCAGCTACAAAGGATGCCCTTCTTGAAGGTCTAAGTGGTTCTCGACAGAAAACCCTTGGCGTAGTCCTTGAAAATACTAAAAGACATCTTCAAGAATCTGCGACAGCAGGTGCATCACAGGCTGGCAACATTGCAACTTTAAACAAGGTAATGTTACCTTTAATCAGACGAGTAATGCCGTCTGTAATCGCTAACGAGCTAGTAGGCGTACAGCCTATGACTGGCCCAGTTGGTCAAATTCACACATTAAGAACACGTTATGCAGATACTGCAGCGGGTGTGAATGCAGGCGATGAGGCATTAAGCCCATTCGCTATTGCAAGTGCGTACTCAGGTCCATCTGCTACAGCATCATCGGAAGGTGTTGCTGGAAACAAGATGAGCATCCAAGTATTGAAGCAAACTGTTGAAGCTAAGACAAGACGTCTAAGCGCACGTTGGACTTTTGAAGCTGCACAAGATGCAGAATCAATGCACGGTCTAGACGTTGAAGCAGAAATCATGGCAGCTCTTGCACAAGAGATTGTTGTTGAAATTGACCAAGAAATCATTGGTTCTTTACGTTCACTAGCAGGCGCTGGTCAAACGTTAGACTTCAACGGCATCAGCTCTGACTATACTCCAACATATGTTGGTGATCGTCACGCATTATTAGCAGTAGAAATCAACAGAGCAGCTAACAGAATCGCAGCAAGAACACGCCGCGGCGCTGGTAACTACATCGTTGTTTCTCCAGAAGCGTTAACTATCCTACAAAGTGCAAGCACATCTACATTTGCTCGTACTACAGAAGGTAGCTTCGAAGCTCCAACTAACACAAAACTTGCTGGTACATTAAACGGTACTATCAAAGTTTTCGTCGACAGCTATGCTGCAGACGGTACTAAGGTACTTGTTGGTTATAAGGGTTCAAGCGAAACTGACGCACCTGCATTCTATTGCCCATACATTCCATTAATGAGCACAGGCCCAGTAATGGATCCAAACACATTTGAGCCAGTAGTTAGCTTTATGACACGTTATGGTTATATCGAACTAACAAACACTGCTTCATCTTTGGGTAACGCAGCAGACTACGTTGATGCAATCACATTGTCCAACGTTGCATTCCAGTAAAATTTAATTTTACGGAAATAAGAGAGCACTGGTTTAGGCCAGTGCTTTTTTTTGGCTTTCGTATCAAAAAGATAAATACACATATTATATAAAGAAAGTACTTTATAATGCAGGCGGAATCATTTAATGAGCAATAAAACAAATTTAAATCCGGAAGGCAATTTAGTAGTCAAAGGCGGCATTACTGGAGAATCGTATTTAGATATCGTCAGTGATGTAGACATCGGCGGAAATGCAGACATTGGTGGAAATACGTCCATCGTTGGAAGCACAGATATTAGAGGCGATTTAGTTGTAGGCGGAACACTAGCAGTAGAAAGTACCGACTTAACTACTTTTGCAGGCGATGTAACTATAGACGGAAATTTAATTGCTAAAGGTGAGATTACATTTAGCAATACAACAATTAATGTTGTCGAAACTGTTAACAATTTTGACGGATATATACTTAACGCAGACAGCGACTCTTCCCTTGCATACTTCCAACTTAATTCAGACGTAAGTAATATTCAATTAGAATACAATGAAAACACATTAACAGTTGGTTATGTTGGCACAACAGCAAATATTAATTTTAACGCACAGATCGTAAATGTTTCCAACAACATCACAGTAGGCGGAACTGTAGATATTACCGGTGCTACAGACATCGGCGGCACATTAGACGTTGGCGGCACATTAGACGTTATCGGAAACACTTCATTAACTAACACAGCAGTTGTTGGAGTAGTAGACATCACAGGTGATGTAGATGTGATCGGCACAGGCACGTTCTCCGGTGAACTAACTGTAAACAATAATGCTAGTATTGTAGGTGATTTAACTTTAAGTAATTCTACTATAGTACGTTTTGGTGGCGGCAATACATTAACTGAAGCAAACTATTTTGGAACAGCATCAACAGCAGATATCTGGAATACACCTAGAAACTTAACACTTAATTTAATTGGTGATGTTGCGGGTAGCGCAACATTTGTCGGAATAGACGGATCACAGAATCTCTCTGTAGATTTAAATACAACAGTCACGCCTGATAACGTTGCTCTTAGTGATGATACCACTGGCGATTATGTATCCACAATGTCGGATACTGCTAACGTACTTGTAACAAACAGTAATACATCAGCTGAAGGATCCGACATAAGTTTGGATTTAAGTGACTCAGGCGTTACAGCAAGAAGTTACGGAGTAGCAGATCAATTAGCACAGTTTAGTGTTGACGAAAAAGGTCGTATAACACAAGCCGCAAATGTTTCTATAGATATTATATCAGGACAAGTTAATGATTTTGTAACAGCAGTTAGATCAAATATTAGTAATTCCACAGGAATAGATTATGATTCTGCAACAGGTGTTGTAAGTATAAGCAATACTACTATTTCTGCAGGAACTTATAATTCTAATGTAAGCGAAGTTACAGAATTTGTAGTTAATGATCAAGGACAACTGACAGCAGCAACTACAAACGCAATAGCAATAACTAGCAATCAAATCACAGATTTTAACGCAAACATAAGCAGTTATATCACTGACGGTGTATATGTTACAGAAGCTAATGGTGTTTTAGACATAACATCTAATGTAATTGCAAATGACAGAGACGCTACATTAGCAGGTGATTATACATTTACTGGCAATGTTAATTTAAGCGGGTCTACATTCCAAACACCTGCAAACGTTGCATTACTTGATACTGATCAAACGTTCAGTGCAGACAATATTTTTACAGCGAATGTAGATTTAAGTTCAGCTACAGTAATTGATCCTCGATTAGTAAGAACTGATACTCCTGCTACATTGACAAATGATTATGCATTTGTTGGCAACCTCGATCTAACAAGCACAATTGTAACAGCTACAACCCAAGCAAATGTAGACAACAGCGCAAAAGTCGCAACAACAGAATACGTCACAACTGCGATAGGCGATCTGATCGGCGGCGCCCCACAAGCATTAGATACATTAAGAGAAATATCTGACTCTCTAAACAATAATTCTACGTTATCCAACTCACTTGTTGCATCAATTGCAGCGGCAGAATCCAATGTTGTTATAGTAGGAAATGATAGAATTTCTAGTACTGGCAATATTTCCATGTCGGGCAACTTAGATTTAGGCACAAATTATATTAATAATTTGCAACCTCCTGTACAAAGCACAGATGCAGCAAACAAGGCTTATATAGATGCATCAAATGTCGACATGCAAACTTATGTTGATAATGCAAATGCAGAATTAAAAACGTATACCGACACTGAAAAGGTAGCTAAGTCGTTTAAGATTGGAGCATCGTATTCATTCTTATTAAGCACAAAGTTAGCAAATGGTTTAATTGTTGCTGCAACGGATACTACTAATTTAGCTAATCCTGCCACTGCAAATAATTCAGTAAGTTTCGATAATCTAGACGATGTCCAAAATCTATTTATTAATACAGAAAAATATATCGGACCATATGCTGTATTGCACCAGGGCGTACAAAATGTAGGACAAGCTAACCCAACAGCAGCAGATCAGTTGAGAGCAGGTAACCTCACTATGTCAGGTTCCTTATTGATGATACCTGGCAAGTCCATTGATCCTAATACACCACCGGAAACAAGCGGCGTAGCTACACTAACTTCGTTGGGCAATATTATTCATGCAAAAAATAATAATATTACAGGACAGAATTTTCTTACAAACGTACCTACAGTATTCTATAAAGATGCTATTGGTCAAGTATCAGGTCCAAATTCAGAATCAACATTAACAATATTCGGATCAAACATATTTATTTCCGAAGGAGCAGTAGATACTAGGGAAATTTATACGGGTGCTGACACAAACGGCACAATGAATTCTGTAGTTACATATAGTAATGTAGAACTTGGTGTACCTAGATCGCATGTTTTAGACATGGGATCAAGTACGTTCTGGCTTGGCGACATAGAAAACATCGCCAACTATACTACAGTACTTGATCGAAGCACAGGTTCGACATATACTACAGGTCCACGACCTTTGGAAAGAATGACAGTAGACGGTGCAATTACTTTAGGCGATAGACATCTTCCTGGTGATTTAAT